CACTTGGTGAAAGCACAGGTGTAACTAACCAAGCGTATGGTGCAATAGCAATTGGACCAGCAGCTGGCAGAACAGATCAAGGTTGGCAGACAGTATCAATTGGTACTTCTGCTGGTACAGATAATCAAGGTAGCGCAGGTACAGCAGTTGGTCGCTATGCTGGACAAAATGATCAAGGTGCATCCGCAGTAGCAATTGGTAATAGAGCAGGTAGAGAAACTCAAGGCGCTGATGCAATAGCAATTGGTCAATTAGCAGGTGAAACAAACCAAGCAGCAAACTCAATTGTATTAAACGCAACAGGTAGTGCAGTAGAAAACACCACAGCAAGTAGTACAGTTATACAACCAGTTAGAAATCTAGCAAGTGCAAACATTGCTATGTACGATCCTACAAACGGTGAGCTAACACACACAGCAACACCAGGAACACTAGCAGCAAACATAGATCAAGCAACACTAGCAATTGGTGCAGCAACGGCTACGTCAATCAGTATCGGCAACGCAGGTAGCACAACAACAATTAACGGCACATTGGCGTCACCGGCTTTAATATCAGGAAGTATTACAGCAGACGACAGTATGAGTATTACAACTGCTACAGGCGACGGTAATGCAATTAGTATTGGACCAGCTGGCACAAATAGATTTGTTAACATAACCGCAGACTTTATTAGATTTAACGGCGAAATTATTGTTCCAATGATTGCTAAAGGTGGCATAACTGGTGACATTAAAGGTAGTGTTGTAGGTGACGACAGTACTGTATTAATTGACGGACAGTCTAGTACTATTGTTGGACCTGTTGTTTCATCTAGCATTGCAGGTACTTTAGTTAAAGCAACAACTATTGAAAATCACACTACAGATGATTTAGCAGTTAATGTCGACGGATTTATTAACATTAACGCAGGTACAGATGATGCAGGTATGAGTAAGATCCAGATGGATCAAACAGGCATTAATCACATTGAAATAACTACTGAACCTAACGTTCCAGGCAATGCTGCTGATGTAGCAAATGTTGCAATTAACGCAACGGCAGCATCAGGTAATGTTGTTATCGGTACTACAGGAAGCACCCGTAACCAACAAGTAACAATCAATAATGCAACAGTCACAGGATCACTGATTGGTAGCGCACAAGGCGCACACACAGGAACACTAACAGGCGACTTAGTAGGTAGTGTATTTGGCGACGATAGTTCTGCAATGGTAGATGCAGTAAGCAGAACAATGGCAAGTGATCTACTAACACTAACTCCGTTAAATACAGAACCAAGTAATCCAGTAGACGGACAACTAGCAGTAGCAGACGGCGCAGGATGGGATCCAAGTGGTGCTGCTCCTACTAAAAAACAAACAGTAATATACTTAGGCAGTGCCTGGGTCCAAATTGCTATCGAAGCATAATATAGGAAAATTAAAATGAGCGAAAGAGAATATATTGTAAGTGTAAACAGAGGCGTAGATCTCGTTGCGTTTAACCAAGAAATGATAGCAAGTACTGGCACTGGAGCAATACCAGGACGTAATGTAGCAGTTTTAAATGCCCGTGCTACTAACACACGTATTACACACTATGACTTAACAGATGCGGAAGCTGAAACATTAAGAGCTGATCCTAGAATTTTTGGTGTTGACTTACTTCCAGAATTAGATCCAAATACTGGTATCGGCTTTGGCGCAATACAAGAAGGCGACTTTACAAAAACTACACTAGATCGAGGCAATTACCTAAACTGGGGTATGCGCAGCATGAACGAAGCTACTAACCCATATAGCGGAGTTAACGCATCAGCAGGCGGGTATAACTATACGCTAGACGGATCAGGAGTTGACGTTGTCATAGTAGACAGTGGTATACAAGCCGACCATCCAGAGTTCCAAGATGCAGCAGGCGCAAGCAGAGTACAAGAAATTGATTGGTTTACTGCTAGTGGTGTTTCTGGAACAATGCCAACAGCACATTATACAGACTATGACGGACACGGCACACACGTTGCTGGCACATCAGTTGGAAAAACATATGGCTGGGCAAAGAACGCTAAAATATTCAGTATTAAACTAAACGGACTACAAGGAAGCTCAGATCCAAACGTCGGCATTTCTGCTGCTGACATGGCAGACGTTATTATAGGTTGGCACAATGCTAAACCTGTGGATCCGGCAACTGGCGCAAAACGTCCAACTGTTGTTAACCATAGCTGGGGATATTTAAGAGGCTACAATACTGTTACTAATCTTACATACCGAGGCGTATTAAAGACCGGAACAGACATTGACACTGCTGCAAAAAGAAATGCTTTTGGACTTTACCCAGCAAGTGGAGCATCAATTGGAGCTACGTATGCTACTAATCTTAGATTATCTTCAGTTGACGCTGATGTACAGTTAATGATTGATGCTGGTATACATGTTTGTGTAGCAGCAGGTAATAGAAGTCACAAAATTGATATAAGTACAGGCGATGACTTTTCTAACTTTATAGCTGCTAACACAGGATCAGTAGAGTACCAAAAAGGTTCAAGTCCTTCAGACGACGAAGCTCACATTGTTGGCAGCATAGATAGTGCAGCACACGGAGGTGGGTTAGAGCAAAAAGCAACTTATTCAGAAGCTGGGCCAGGTGTAAGCATTTATGCTCCTGGCACTGATATTATGAGTGCAATGAGTACTACTAATAAATTCGGCGCAACTACACTAAACAATCCTTATCCAGGAAACGCTGCATTTTTAATTAATAATATAAGCGGTACTAGTATGGCATCGCCACAAGTAGCAGGCATGTTAGCATTATGGTTACAAATAAATCCTGGTGCTACACCTGCGCAAGCAAAAGCGTTTATTAGTACTAGTGCTAAAACTGTAAAACTGTATGATACTGCTAGTGTCGTTGATTACACTGACACTCGTAGTTTATTAGGAAGTACTAATAGATATGCATTTAATAAATTTAACAGTAGTATTCAAATGAAATTAGGAAACTAAAATGGCAGTACAACTAATAAACATAGGTAATGTTGCAAACGACGGGACAGGCGATGATCTTCGCGAAGCATTTATTAAAGCAAATGCTAACTTTGAGGAGTTAGACTTACGTGATGACGAGCAAACAACAGTGTCTAATTTGGGCGGGACTGGTGAAGGATTATTTGCGCAAAAGTTAATATACGACTTACAGTTTAAAAAGTTGTCAGCAGGTGCTAACGTAACACTAACAGCAGATCTTGAGAAGATTGTAATTGCTGCTGACAGTGGCGTAAGCGACTTAACTTTAACTGCTGATACCGGCAATGTTGTGCTAGATAATAGTGCAGCATTAACAGTATCTGGCGGAGCAAATATTAGCACAAGTATTGTAAGTGGCGTACTTACAGTTGCATACACTGGCTCTGCTGACTTAGCATCTGATACAACACCGCAACTAAGTGCAGACTTAGATGCCCAGGCTAATAATTTGTTGAATGTAGGAACTATTTCTACTTCAGAAGTTATTGGCCCAGTAACAGGTAATGTAACAGGTAATGTAACAGGTAATGTAACAGGATTAGTACACGATGTTGATGTACGTACTTTACTTGCTCCTGGCGCAGCAGACTTTGGTACAATATCTCCAACTGTAAATAATCTCCTTGAATACATTACATTTAATACTGATATAGAATGGGGAACATTTACTACGCCCAATCTAGTAGCACTTGATTTAGGTGCTATTGTAGTATAACCTAACTCCGATAAATACGTTGTATTAAGGAAACTAATGAATGTCAAATTTATGGAACGTTGTAACTGGAACTCGTCTTCAAACGCTTATTGAAAGATCGTCAGCAAACATTGTGTTGCCGCTTATTAGCGGAGTTGTTGCCGAAGTAGAACTTATTAGTGGTAGTATTCCTGCAGGAACAAGATTAGAAAGTAATACTATAGTTGGGACAATATACGAAGTTGCATATGATACTATATTCAACGCAGTATTTAGAGCAACCGACGACACAGGATTCCAAGACTGCACTATTGAATTTGTAGTAACTGGTCCCGACTCCCCAAACTGGCAAACTACCGAAGGATTGTTAGCTGTAGGTTCAAACAATAGTTTATTCATTCTAGACAATGAAGTTATTGATTATCAACTAGTTGCAACAGACACTGACTTGAGTACAGGCGCAGTGCTAAGTTATTTTATCGCAGACGGCGACGGCGCACTTCCACCAGGTATTATAATGAGTAATACCGGTAAACTAACAGGAACAACCGAACCACTACTTAGTTTAGATAAGCGTAGTGCAGGTGGGCAATACGATGCAACACCATACGGCGAAGTAATGGATTATGCTGTACTAAGTTCTAATGGTTATAGCAGTTTTTACTACGACAGCGTGGACTATGATCTTAGTGAAGCAACATCAAACCCAAGGAAATTAAATAGATATTACCCCTTTGCTGTAACTGTATCAGACGGTGAAAGCTTTGTACGTAGAGAATTTAAAATATACTTGGTCGGTGACGATTACTTAAAAGCTGATAACACTATTATGCAATCAAGTACAGGCGTGTTTACTGCGGATAATACTAACGTAAGAACTCCAGTATGGATTACGCCTAAAGACTTAGGGTTTAAACGTGCAAATAACTATACAACAATATATTTAGAAATTGTCGATAACTGGACACTAGAAGGTGCAGTAGTTTATACTCTTGAAGATGTAAACGATGACCTTACAAAAAGTGAACTGCCGCCCGGTATGTTATTAGATAGTCAAACAGGAGAAGTTTTAGGACGTATTCCTTATCAGCCTGCTATTACACAGAGTTATAAATTTACAGTTAGAGCAACACGTATTACCGCTGACTTAGTTACAGTTACAATCTTTGCAAATTTCTATGAAGATGTATTATCAGGTAATACTAGTTTTAAAATTAACAAAATTGACTTAACTGGCAATATTGACGGTACTAATGATTTGTTTGAATTAGTAGGTAAGAAAATCTTATTAGGGAATAATCAGTATAAAGTTACTAACGTCGATGCTAGAAATATTGCTTATGACATTATATTTGTAGAAGAAACACTTGTACCTAGTATTAATTTATCACTAAGTAAAACAGCAACAGTAGGACAAGATCACTTCTTTGTTGGACGTTTATCAGAATCTGATAAGTCAAAATATGCCAACAGGATTTTGAAATTTAGTAATACAGAAACATATACTATTAATACGTTTACTCCTTATATTGAATGGCAAGTTACTCAGACAACATCTAACGATCCATTTTTGCCAGCTAAAGCGCCGCGTATAATGAAATTAAATGAAAATTACTATGTTGGCGATTATATTATTCACGCAGTCGAAAGCGGTGGCAATGGTTACATTTATAAGTGTACTACTGCACATACAGCAACAGCACAAGTAGATGGCTTTGGGGCTAATGTATTAGTCGACGGAATTGTTCAAATAAACTTTATAGGTGCAAATTGGACACAGGTTGCAGAAACGTTAGAAACACTTAGTGTAGATGATAGGTTAACAGCTACTAAGCAATCACTCCAAGCAGAGTTCTACGGAACTGCTTACATCACAGTAGTCGACAGTCATAACTGGAGAATACGTGTTCCTAGTACTGCATATTCAAGAATTAAATCAAATATACAAAATTTCTTTAGTGGCGAAGACAGTAGTGATATAGATGTAACATTAATACGCGACAACGAAGATAAAATAACATTAGATAAGAATTTAACTTCGCAATTAAACAATGGAAGGAATATAGGTATTGCATTGTTTGCAAAAGATAATTTCTTTAAAAACTTAATTGTTGCATCTAGTGACGTAATTGATATTCCCAGTACTGCTAAAACATTCGATATTAAAATTATTGGGGAAATTGATAGCGAAATTAAATGGATAACTCCTGCTGCATTAGGTAGTATTAATGCAAACTTTACAAGTAATCTAAAATTAGTTGCAGAAACTACTGTTCCTGACACTGCTATGATTTATAGTGTGAAATCAGGCAAATTACCGTTCGGTTTAATACTCAACTACGATGGCGAAATTATTGGATCTGCTAGACAGTTCGGTACTGCTGACAAGCCTGGCTTAACTATATTTGAAGATAAAGTAGTTACATGGGACGGTTCACTTCCAGGCGATACTACGTTTGACAGAAGTTATAAGTTTACAGTTGATGCAAGAGATAGATTTGGATACTCAGCAATTGAGCGTGAGTTTACATTAAAAGTTTCGGATCTAGATAATGTACAGTACACAGACATTTATATGCGTCCTATGTTATCTGATCTACAACGCAAGTACGTTAAGGACTTTGTGAGTAATCCTGAAGTGTTTACACCTAGTAAAATTTATCGCCCAGGCGACGCAACCTTTGGAATACAATCAAATTTAGATATGCTTGTATATGCAGGAGTTGAAGCAACTACTATGAACAAATTTGTTGCAGCAGCAGCAAAAGGACACAAGCGTAAGAAATATGCATTAGGTGAAATTAAAAGTGCAGTTGCTAAAACAAGTGCAACTAGCGACACAATATACGAAGTAGTATATATTGATGTTAAAGATCCTGCAAACTCAACTGTAGCTAATAAAAAGACGGCAGTAAGTTTTGGTATAGAAAGTAAAGAAAAAATTACAGTAGATAGTATTCAATACGCAGTATTAGATGATGCTACTAGATTTGGAGCAGGTTACGATCAATTAGCGGTTGGAACTAGAGCTACAGTAAGATTCATAGTTAGTGAGAGTGATGAAATATTGATTGACACCAGAGCATCAGTAACTGATTCAGAACTAAATGTCGATAATTCGGACTTTGAAGTTACTGTAAGAGGTGGTGGAGCTGTGACAGTATTATTACAAAAAGGCGATAGCGAGCCTTATAGATTTAGACCTAAAACTAATACTATTAAAACAGATAGTAATGCAGTTAAAGCTAGTCAGTCAACTGACTCACTTAAATACATATCTAGTATAGATAATATGCGAGCAAACATTAAATCTATTGGTGATGAAGAACGTAACTATTTGCCGTTGTGGATGAGAACTGCACAAGCTGGATTTGAAGAATTAGATTACGTAACTGCTATACCAATTTGCTACTGCAAGCCTGGTGAAAGTGCAACTATTATTAATAATATTAAAAACTATGGATTTGATCCAAAAACAATTAACTACGATATAGACAGATATATCGTTAAAAGAACCGAAAACTCCGATGTTGAAAAATTTGTGCTGTTCGCGAATTACCAATTCAATGTATAACATCGATAAATATATTAAAGAGGAATTAACATGGCCAGTACTATTATAAGCGGAACAATTGACGGAGCATATCCAGTTGCAGGTGTCGACAACGACACTCAAGGATTTCGTGACAACTTTACAATTATTAAAACAGGTTTAGCAACAGCAGCTAGTGAAGTAACTGCATTACAAGCAAACACTGCTAAACTAAATGCAAGCAACGACTTCTTAGGAACTGACGTTACCAATGCTAACTTTGCATTAAACACTGAAAAATACCATAACATTGGTACAGTAATTACTGGACAGAACATTAGCTTCTTAAATGGGCATTATCAAAGCATGTCAGTTAACTTAGCTGTAGGAGTAGGTACTATTAACTTCGCACTAGCAGATTGGCCAGCAAGAGATCATGTTGCTAAAATGACAGTACAGCTTAAAGGCAACGATACTGCAAAAACTGTAACATTTACAGTTGCAGCTGGCGGAACAATTAAATACAGTGCAGATTTTCCAGCTACTCTAACTTTAGACAGCAGCGTAAATCCTATACTTATTGACTTTTGGACATATAACCAAGGCACAACAGTATATGCAGAATATAGAGGTCAGTATACTTAATGCTTAATCCACTAGTTGACAGTCTAGCAGATCTTTCTGTAACTGAATTAGAAGACAAGATTGTTGTGCTCCAGCGTAGATACTTTATGACAGGTAATCCTGGAGTACAACAACAAATACAAAATTTCTTAGAAATCTATCAAGAAGAAGTACAAACTCGACGTGCAATCGAATATAATCGCCAAAAAAATGCAGAAAATGGCGAATCAGGACTTGACAAACTCATCAATGTAAGTTAAAATAAGTGTATGCTTATGAAAACAGACGAACTCGGTATCCCACGATTTACAAACAAAGACTTAGTTAGCATGATCTATAGTGGTCATGTTGATAAGTGCCATGTTGTATTGTGCGATCCTTCAGATGATATTGATAAGTTTAACGCAGCAATGCGTGAGCAATATCTCCCCGAGCTTAAACAATATATCCCAATAGATGTAGATCAGAAAGACTTTGACACAGCGTTACAGAGTGAATGGTTTATGCCTGATGACTATAAAGAGCTGGATGTAGTACGTTTTTTAAACAATAGAGAACTTACTTTCGAACAACGAGACCGTGTTCGAGAAGAACTACAAGCATTTACTGAGCGTGGTATGATACCACTGTTGCGTTATATGTGCTATCTTGTAGACTTTATGCGTGAGAATAATATTGTTTGGGGAGTAGGTAGAGGATCAAGTGTAGCAAGTTATGTGTTATACTTAATAGGCGTACACAGAATAGATTCAATCCAGTTTGACCTAGACTGGACCGAGTTCCTTAGATAAGTAAGTATATAACCAAAAGGAGAACAGATATGTCAAAAGTATCAGCAGCAAAAAAACAGCATAGAAGTATGCGTGGTAAACAAGTAGACATGGATCTACTACGCAAGCGTAACGAACTAACTCCAGCAGTAGGCAATGCTCGTGTAAATGCACGTGGTGACGAACTAGGACCTGGTGGACAAATTATTAAGAAGCGTGAAGACGTTGTAGCAGAACATTATGCAGGCACAGGAGTTGCACAAGAAGCAACAGGCAGAGCAAATGCTCCAGTAGCAGATCAGCCAGTAGCAGCAGCCACCGTAGCAGAACCTGCTAAGAAAACTACAACCCGCACTAAAAAAGAAGAAGTAGTAATTGATGCTCCTATCACAGCAGCAGAGCAAGAAATGCTCGACGAAGCTGACGATTGGGTTGAAGATTCAGACGGAAATTTTGTGCAGAAGGACAGCTAAGAATGGCTTTGAACTTAAATGCAGTAAAAGGCACTCCACGTGCCTTTGGCGAAAATGTATTAGTATCAGATATGCACTTTGGTGAGCAAACAACAGCAGGCGGAATTATACTCGGTGACGACGACGGTAAAACTCGTGGAATTTATCCTCGATGGGGCCGGGTGTATTCTAAAGGGTCTGATAACAAAGATGGATTCCAAGTAGGCGAGTGGATATTAATAATGCACGGACGCTGGACCCGAGGAATGAAAGTTGACACTCCAGAAGGGGAAATTGTAGTTCGTAAAGTAGAACTAGAAAGTATTCTAGCAACTAGTACTGAAAAGCCAGTCGGACTAAACATTGGTGCAGAATACGCAGACGGCGAACACGCAACAATTGATCCATCATCATTTATTAAATAAAGGTAACACATGACTAACACATTTAAAGATATCGAAACATTTGCTACGGCATGTGATCAACCAGCAAGTGCTGAAAACTACAAAATGTATCTTGATCTAATAGACGAAGAGTATATTGAACTTCAAAAAGCACTTAGAACGCACGACAAAGTAGAACAACTTGATGCACTAGTTGATATCTTAGTTGTTACTATGGGTGCTATTCGTGCCGCAGGTTGGGACGGAGAAGCAGCTTGGAAAGAAGTAATGGACACTAACTTTGCAAAGGTTAACCCAGACACAGGCAAAGTAATTAAACGTGAAGATGGCAAAGTACTAAAGCCTGAAGGTTGGAAGGCACCTGAACTATCGCAGTTTATTGACAAGTGAGTAAACTTTGGGTATTTGGTGACAGTTATAGCATTCCGTTAAATTTTGTTTCTGATCCAGAAGGAATTAAATCAAAGATAGACAAGGATGTATATACAACTAATTGGATTAACGAAGTTGCAAAATTATTAAGTGTTTCTGAGTTAGAAGCACACTCGCAACTTGGAGTATCTAACGAATGGATATTTAAACAAACATTCGAGCAAACTAAAAATTTCAAAACTGATGATTGTGTTATTATACAATTAACTAATTGTGACAGGCATTGGTTCTTCGAAGACAATCCAGAAGAAGGTAACGTTAGCGCCATGTATAATAATCCAAACTGGGATAATAATAGAAAGTCTGCTATTAAAAGTTACTTAACTAACTTGCAGAATGACAATATGGATAATATTATATACTCGGCCTTCATATACTCATTTATGTATATAAAGAGTTCGATGCCTAATGTTAAAATTTTATTACTACCAGGATGGGGTGCAGGTCCAGACACATTTGGCAATCTTACTAACAACATTTCTAATGCTGAATTTGATTGTGCAGAGACTCAGCAATTATTTTATGATAACGTGGGACAAGATAGCCGACTAAATCACATGTCAATTAATAATCATCATGTATTAGCCGATAAAGTATCTAACTATTTTAATTACCAAACCCCAATTGATTTAACTACTGGGTTCACCGCTGCTATATACACCAAAGAAAATATATAATACTGCTTGACTTCTTAGTCTTTATATGTTATAATATATATAATTAATAAGGAGTCTTCATGAAGATATCAGCACAAACAGCAGGCGTAGGAACTACCGGATTAACTGGTATTACACTACTCGTATTACACACAACAGGATTTATAACAGGATGGGCTTGGCCTTTGCTGTATGTATTCCTTATCATCTCCGGTATTGGTCAAGAAAATAGGAAGGACAAATAAAATGGCAACTCATGGCATGATTGACTTAGAAACACTAGACACGTTACCTAGCTGTACAGTACTAAGTTTAGGTGCAGTTAAATTTGATCCTTTAAATGACAGCGAACCGCATAGTGAACTGTATCTTAAAATTGACATCGACGAACAAGATCGTCTAGGTCGTACAGCAAGTGACAGCACTATTGAATGGTGGGGCAAACAAGACCCTAAAGCAATGG